ACTTCGCACACACCGTCTCAGATCAGAATTTCTCAGGGTGAGGCAAGGCGGTGACATGCGATGCCTGCCAAGGCCCGTCCGCACGGCCTGCGGGTGATCGAGGGGCGTGGCGCTGGCCGTGACTCGGGCGGCCGCGTCATCAAGCAGCCGCCCGGCTTCACCCGGCTGCCGCCGAACGCGCCGAGCTGGCTGCCCGCCGAGGCCGCGGCCGAGTGGAAGCGCGTCGTGCCCGAGCTGCAGCGCCTGCAGCTGCTCAAACCCGTCGACCGGGCTGCGCTGACGGCCTACTGCCTGGCCTGGGACCGGCTGGTGACTGCCCAGAAGGCCATCAAGGAGCACGGTCCGACCTACCTGGACGCCTTCGGCAACCCGAAGAAGCACCCGATGGTGCTCATCGCCGAGACGGCGAGCAAGGAGCTGCGCGCGTGGGCCGGTGAGTTCGGGCTCACGCCCTCCGCGGAGCACCGTGTGAGCAAGCCGGAGGCGGACGATGGCGCGGAGGACAACCCGTTCGCCGGCTGAGCCCGAACCGTATGACGCGGCAGAGCTCGAGCGCCTGAAGATCTCGCCCGAGGTCGGCTGGTACCTGGCCAGCCGCGGCATCCCGCTGCCGACGTGCGCGCCGAAGTTCAAAACGCCTGAGCCGCGCGATGTCGGCCTGTTCGACGAGGACGCCGTCGACCGGGTCCTGGCCGCGTTCGGGTCGCTGCAGCACACACAGGGGGAGTGGGCGGGCCGGCCACTCAAGCCCGACCCGTGGCAGGTGGCTTACTACATCGCACCGGTCTTCGGCTGGAAGCGGCGCAACAGCCGCGGCCGATGGGTGCGCGTGGCTCGCACCGCCTACGTGGAGCTGCCGCGCAAGAACGGCAAGACCACCATCGGCGGCGGCACCGCGATCTACCTGACGTGCGCGGACGGCGAGCCCGGCGCCCAGGTGTACGCCGCGGCGGCCGGCAAGGACCAGGCGCGCTACTGCTTCGACCCGGTCAAGGCGCTGGCGGAGAAGTCCCGCAAGCTCGCCCCGTTCGTCAAGCCGATGCGCGACCGCATCGTGCACCCGGCCTCCGGGTCCTACTTCGCGGTCGTCTCCTCGCTCGCGGACCTGCTGCACGGCGCGAACATCCACGGCTCGGTCATCGACGAGCTGCACGTGCATAAGACCCGAGACCTGGTCGACGCGATCGAGACCGGCACCGGCGCGCGCTCGCAGCCGCTGGTGCTCATCATCACCACTGCGGATGACGGGAAGGTCGACACCGCCTACTCGGAGAAGCGCGAGTACTGCGAGCAGCTGGCCCGCGGCGCGCTCTACGACGTCACCTTCTACGGCGTCATCTTCGGCGCCGACGAGGTCGACGACCCGTTCGCGGAAGAGACCTGGGCCAAGGCGAACCCGGGTTACGGCATCTCGCCGACGAAGGAGTTCCTCGAGGCCGAGGCGAACAAGGCGCAGCAGAGCCCGGCGAACCTGGCGAGGTTCCTGCGCCTGCACCTCGGGATCCGCACAAAGCAGACCACGAAGTACATCTCCCTGGCCGAGTGGGATGCGAACGCCGGCATGGTGGACCCGTCGCTGCTCGAGGGATGGGCGTGCTTCGTCGGCCTGGACCTGGCGGCCGTGAGCGACTTCACCAGCTACTGCCTACTGTTCCCCGACGAGGACGGCACCTTCGACGCGGTATGGCGCATCTTCGCCCCCGAGGACAACCTGCGGGAGATGGACCGGCGCACCGCCGGCAACGCCTCGGTCTGGGCGCGCGAGAAGTGGCTGACGCTGACCCCGGGCAACGTCACCGACTACGACTTCGTCGAGGCGGCGCTACACCGCGACGCGGAGCTCTACCAGTTCCAGGATGTCGCCTACGACCGGTGGAACTCGAGCCAGATGGTGAACAACCTGGTCGCCGCGGGGATGCCCATGTCGCCAATCGGACAGGGGTTCGCGTCCCTGTCGGCGCCGACCAAGGAGATCAAGCGTCTGCTGCTCGGCGGCAGCCCGGAGCATCCGGTGCTGCGGCACGGCGGCAACCCGGTGCTGCGGTGGATGGTGGACAACCTCGCCGTCGCGATGGACGCCGCGGAGAACGTCAAGCCCGACAAGGCCAAGGCACACGAGAAGATCGACGGCTTCTCAGCCCTGGTCAACGCCATGGAGCGCACGATGCGCACCGAACAAACCGGCCCCTCGGTCTACGAGGAGCGCGACCTACTGATCCTGTGACGGGAGGCCGCGATGCTCGGCTGGTTCCGGCGTGCCGCGCCGCCCGCACCTGCGCACCCGGACCGCCTGGTGCAGGCCTCGGTGCGCTCGAGGTTCGTGGTCACGATGCACGACGGGGGCACCTTCGAGGGGCTGCTCGTCGACGCCGATGACCGCGTGCTGGTGCTGGTCCAGGCCAGTTCGCTCAGCCCCCAGGGGGCCCGGATCGGCGTCGACGGCGCGCTCTACCTCGAGCGGCGCGAGATCGCGTACCTGCAGCGGCCGGACGGCCTGCCGGCCCCGGCCGAGGCCGAGGCGGTGTCCTGATGTTCCTGAGCAACGGGACCCCCATCACCGGCCCGATCGGCACCCTTGCGGACGCAACGCCGCTGTTCGCGACGGCGAACTACTACAACCGCACCGGCCTGCAGCTGACCAACGAGTTCGCCGCCTACGCGGCGCTGTACCGCACCCAGGTGTGGGTCGGCACCGTGGTGCGCAAGCTGGCCAAGGGCCTCGCGCGGCTGCCATTCGAGCTGGGTACGACCGTCGACGGCGGCTGGCAGGTCGACAGCGAGTCCGACGCCGCGCAGCTGCTCGCCCGGCCCAACGACCGGCTGACGCCCTTCCAGCTGAAGATGTGGGTCGCCGCGATCCGGAAGATCTACGGGGAGGCGTACGTCCTCAAGCTGCGCGACCTCGACGGCCGCGTACGGCAGCTGTTCCCCATGCACCCGGTGAACACGATCATCCACCGGGAGGACGACGGGTCGCTGACCTACCTGTACACGGCGGGCATCCGCCAGGTGGGCATCCTGCCGCCGATCCCCGAGGCCGACGTGATCCCGTTCGTCGACTTCAACCCGGAGAACGGCGTGCGCGGCGTCTCCGTCCTCGAGTCGCTGCGCTCCACGCTGCTCAACGAGGACTCCGCGCGGCGCGCCGTCGGCTCGTTCTGGACCCGCGGCGCGCGCCCGTCGGTCGCCCTCAAGCACCCCGGCACGCTGTCCAAGACCGCGGGGGACCGCCTCAAGGCCCGGTTCGACGGCGCCCACGCCGGAGCCGACCACTTCGGCGGCACCGTCGTGCTCGAAGAGGGCATGGACATCGTGCCCATGCAGCTGAACATGGAAGAGCTGCAGTACATCGAGAGCCGCAAGCTCAGCCGCGAAGAGGTGTGCTCGGCGTTCGACGTCTCGCCGGTCGTGGTGCACATCCTGGACCACGCGACCTACAGCAACGTCACCGAGCAGCTGCGCGCCCAGTACCGCGACACGATGGCGCCGGACCTGTACGACTACGAGTCCACGATCATGCATCACCTGCTGCCGGACTTCCCGGAGTCCCCGCAGGAGTGCCGCTTCGACATGGACTCGGTGCTGCGCGGCGACTTCGAGACCCGCGCGACCTCCGTCATCGGCCTGGTCACCAACGGTGTGATGAAGCCGAAGGAGGCGCGGCCGCTGTTCAAGCTCGGCGACGCCGGGCCCGACGCGGACAAGCTGTACGCCAACCAGGCCATGCAGCCGCTGGGCACACCGGTGGCCGGCGCCGTCGCCCCGGCGCCCGGGTATCCGGCGCTGCCCGGTCCGCACGACGAGCACGCCCCGCCGGCGCTCCCGCCGGGCCAGGGCGGCGGCGACGCGGCGGCCGGGCTGCGCGCGGTGGCGGCGCTGCCCGCGGTGCGCTCGATCCTCGGGCGCGTCTCGCGGTGCAAGAGCCTTAGCGAGCTGTGCGACAAGCTGACCGCCGAGCACGCCGCGGTGCTCGCCCCGTACTTCGCCCGGCAGAAGGCCGCGGTCCTGGCCACCGTCGGCGCCAAGTCGATCCTCGGCTCGCCGCAGGACCCCGTCTCGGGCGCCGGCACCGGACCGTTCGACGCCCGGGCGTGGAACGACCAGCTCGCGGCGCTGCTACAGGCCCTGGCCGTCGCCACGGCGAAGGCCTCCGGCGGGAAGGTCGCCAACCAGTTCGGCGGCGGCTTCAACATCAGCGAGATGGCGGAGTGGATCCGCGACAACGCCGCCGAGGCGGCGCGCCGGATTAACGCCGCCACCCTCAGCCAGCTGATCACCCAGCTGGACACCGACGCGGACCCGGCCGACGCCGTGGCGCACGTCTACGACCAGCTGACCACCGCGCAGGCCGCGGCCGAGCAGACACAGCCGACCCCGATGTCGGCGCCCGGGGTCGTGCTCGCAGGGGCCGCGATCGGCGGGCGGCTCGCGCAGATCGCCCGCTCGCGCACCCAGACGGTCGGCCAGTACGCCGGGCACAGCGCCGCGACCCAGGCCGGGGCGACACATAAGACCTGGGTCACCGGACAGAACCCGCGGCCCGAACACGGCGCCGTCGACGGGCAGACCGTCGCGATCGGCGACCGGTTCAGCAACGGCCTGGCCTACCCCGGCGACCCGTCCGAAGGCCCGGAAGAGTCCGCGCGCTGCAACTGCGACCTGCGATACAGCCGGGAGGCATCGTGAAGCTCGGCATGAAGACCGTGGCGGGGATTGTCCAGCCCATCGCGGACGACAGCAGTGCCACCGGCAGCTTCCACGTCATCCTGAGCACCGCCGACGTCGACCGGGAAGGCGAGTCCCTCGGTGCCGACGAGTGGGAGCAGCCACTGCCGGCGCGCATCCCGTTCGACGTCGACCACGAGATGACCGTGCCGTCGACGGTCGGCTCGGGTGTGCCGACGATCGAGGACGGCCAGCTGCACGTGCGCGGCGTCTACTCCGCGCTGCCGAAGGCGCAAGAGGTGCGCCAGCTGGTGCGCGAAGGTCACATCGGCGCAACCAGCGTCACGTTCCTGACCAAGCGCGCCCCGGACGGGTCGATCAAGCGGGAACTGCTTAACGGCACATTCACCCCCGTCCCGGTCAACCCGCACGCGATCGTGCTCGAGGGCAAGGGCGGCGCGAAAGCCGCCGGCGACTCCCGCCGCATCCAAGCGATCCACGACCACGCCGCGACGATGGGCGCCAACTGCAACGGCGGCAAGTCGCTGCGCGCGAAGGCGTCGACGCCCGTGTCCGACAAGCCCTGGTCGGACTTCTCGGCCGCGGACTACACCCCGGCGCAGTGGCACCGTGCGTGCGTCATCCACGACCACCCGGCCGGCGTCCCGGACGACAAGGAGAGCTGCAAGCTGCCCATCCGGGAGCCGGACGGGACGCTGAACCGCAACGCGGTGCACGCAGCGGCGTCCGTGCTCGCCGGCGGCCGCGGCGGCGTGCAGGCCAGCCCTGAGGACAAGGCGAAGGCCGCCCGGGCGGTGCTGGCCGCATACCGCGCGATCGGCGACGACCCGCCGGACTCCCTGACCGCGGCGGCCGGCAAGTCGCTGCGCGCGAAGGCCTCCGGCGCCGACGGGCACGACGGCCTGGACGCCGGCTCGCTGGCGCAGGCCACCGACTCCGCCCTGGACCACGCGTGCGAGCTGCTCGCCGACGTGGACCTCACCGACCTCCCACCGGTCGTGCAGGAGGCGATCGCCCTGGTGCAAGCCGCCGGGGCGAGCGTCGACGAGCTACTCGACGCGATGGGACTGCCCGACCCCGACGACATGGACGACGAGTCCGCCGCCGCCGACCCAGACGCCCCCGACGACATGTCCGGCGCGTCCAAGTCCGCCGCCGCCGACGAGGAGCTCACCAGCGCCAGGCAACGCCTGCGCACGCTGGCGCTCGGGGCCCTGCGAGAGACCACCGAATACCAACGAGGAGACCAGTAATGCCCTCTCTCAAGGAGGCCCAGGACAAGGTCCGCACCCTGTCCCTCCAGGCCCTTCAGGTGGCCGAGGCCACCGATCTGACTCCCGCCGAGCAGGCCACGAAGATCAAGGCCATGGAGGCCGACATCGTCACGTGGCAGCGCGAGGTCGAGAACGCCCAGTACGTCGAGGACTCGGCCAAGAAGCTGCGCAAGGCCCTGAACACGGGCCCGAACCCCGACGGCGACCCGAACAAGGCCACCGGCGACCAGGACGGCAACCCGAACCCGGGTCCGGTGCGGCGCGCGAAGTCCATCGGCGAGCAGTTCGTACAGTCCGCGCAGTACAAGAACCTGATCGGCAAGTGGGACACCAAGGGCGCGCAGTGGTCCTCCGGCGCGATCGACATCCACACCAAGGCGCCCTCCGACACCAACACCATCTGGGAGGGCATGCCCAGCACGACCCCCGCCGGTACCGCGGGCGCGCTGGTCGCGACCCCGACCGTGCTGCCAGGGATCGTGGACGTGCGCTTCCCGGCGCTGGTGGTCGAGGACCTGATCCCGGCGGGGGAGACCACGACCCCGCTGATCCGGTACCTCAAGGAGGACCCGACCACCATCGCGATCGGCGCCGCGGAGACCGCGGAAGCCGGCGCGTACCCCGAGGGCACCCTGACGTTCGTCAAGGTCGACTCCGCCCTGACGAAGATCCCGGTCTTCATGCCGATCACGGATGAGGCCCTCGAGGACGTCGCGCAGATCCAGTCGTACCTCAACTCGCGGCTGCAGATGTTCATCCGCCAGCGGATGCAGTACCAGCTGCTGCTCGGCAACGGCACCACCCCGAACCTCAACGGCCTGGTGACCCAGGCCGCGGCGACCACCGTGGCGCTGGCCGGCGGCTCTGGGTTCCCGGCCTCCGACAACCAGATGGACGCGATCTACCGGCAGATCACGAACATCAGGATCACCGCTTTCTTGGAGCCCGACGGCATCGTGATGGACCCGGGCACCTGGCAGGACATCACCCTGGCCAAGACCGCCCTCGGCCAGTACTACGCCAACGGCCCGTTCATGGACCAGCAGCGCCCCGCGCTGTGGGGCAAGAACGTGGTCAACACCCCGGCGATGAACGGCCAGCAGACCTCCGGCCTGCCGGTCACCACCAGCGCCGGGCAGGCTCTGGTCGGCTGCTTCCAGGAAGCCTCGCAGCTGTTCTCCAAGGGCGGCCTGACCGTCGAGGCGACCAACAGTCACCAGGACTTCTTCACCAAGGGCATGACGGTCATCCGGGCGGAGCGCCGCTGCGTCCTGATCGTGTACCGGCCCACCGCGTTCGGCATGGTCACCGGACTGTGAGCGGCTCGTTCACGTTCAACCCGTTCGCGCAGGAGCCCGGCAGCGTGCAGGTCGGTCCCGGGCTGCGCGACGGCACCATCCCGGCCGGCGCCAACCTGCGCTTCCTCGAGCCCGCCGACGGCGACGACGCCGAGCCGATGCAGCCGCAGGACGGCGACCCGGCCGTCGGCGACGACGGCGAGCCGATGCAGCCGCAGACAAAGGTCCTGACCAAGCCGGATCCGCGCAAGGCCACGACCGGGCGCACACCGCGCACGAAGTAGAGCCGCGGGCGGCGGCCCGAGGGTGCCGCCGCCCGCACCACACCGAGACAGGAGGCCGCGATGGCGTACGCTCTGGCGGCCGACCTGGGCTCGTACATGAACATGCGCTCCACGATCGACGCCGCTAAAGCCACGCTGGTGCTGCAGATGGTGGCCGACGCGATGGACGCGGAGATGGGCCTGGACCCCGAGGACTGGGGCGTGGGCACCGTCACCGTCGGCAGCGACACCTTCACCGGGGGACTGCTCTCCCAGAGCGTCACCGTGGTCCTGGACGGGCCGCCGCAGGGCTCGAACCTGCTGGTCGTGCCCGGCCACCCGGTGACCGCGGTCACCGACGTCGAGGTGCAGGACGTGCTCGGCACCTGGACGCCGCTGACCTACCAGACCGACTACCTGTGGTCGACCTCCGGGGTGCTCACCCGCATCCGCAGCAGATTGGGATCCGCGCCGATGCCCGGCTACTTCCCGGGTCCGCCGCTGCAGCAGATCAGCATCCTGCCGCTCACCCCGATCTGGCCCGCCGTGCCGCAGGGCGTCAAGGTCTCCCTCAGTCGCGGCTACACGGCGGTCCCGGAGATGGCCAAGACGGTCAACCTGTCCGTCGCGGCGCGCGTCTACGCCAACCCCACCGGGGTCGTCGGCGAGACGATCGGCGGCTACAGCGTGCGCTACTCCCCGCGCGCCGACGGCGGGATCGGCGGCATCAGCTTCGACTCCCTCGAGGCGGCGTGGCTCGCCCGCCAGGCAGAGAAGATCGTCGCATGATCGAGCAGCTGTTCACGCGCACGGTCACCATCCTCGACGGCACCGAGGTGCCCAGCGGGTACGGCAACGCCACCAAGCTCGACTGGTCCAACCCGACCGCCACCGTGACCACCGGGTGGCTCGGCCCCTACTCCGGCGAGTCCGAGAACGCCCTGGACCGGGACCAGCAGATGGCCGACGCCACCGTGTACCTGCCCCCCGGCACGCCCATCACGGGCCTGAGCCGGGTCCAGATCGACGGAGTCACCTACCAGGTCACCGGGCAGCCCTCGCCGCCGTTCACGCCGCGCGGCGCCCACCACATCGAAGCGGACCTCAAAGTCGTCAAGGGGTGAGCGATGGGCAGGTTCGTGCGCAACCCCGAGTGGCTGCCCGAGTGGCTGCGCTCGCGGGACGTCGAGGACATCGTGCGCGAGAAGACCGACGAGGTGGACGCGGCCGCGCACGCGTTCGCCGCGCAGCACGTGGAGACCGGCGCGTTCGAGGAGTCGCTGCGCCGCGTCGACGGCCACTACTCCACCGGCCGCCCCTACGGCCGGGTCTACAGCGAAGACCCAGCAGCCCTCTCGATCGAGTTCGGCACACAGCACAGCACAGCCGTCCGCGCCCTGGGGCGCGCCATCCGCAGCATCTAGGAGGTAGAGCCCCGTGGCTTCCATCCCGCCGATCACACGCGACACCAATGGTGACATCCACTGGAAGGACCCGGTCAACGGTATCGACCTGTTCGCGCTGCGGCAGTCGACCGGCGACGTGTACCTGCCGCAAGGCCAGGCGCTCGGCCGCACCCCGGTCACCGCGAACTACACGGTGCTCAACACCGACCGCACCATCTGCTACACCGCGATCGCCGCGGCGCGCACCGTGACACTGCCCGCCGCGTCGACCATGTCCGGCAAGCGCATCACGGTCAAGGACGAGGCGGGCGCAGCGGCGACCAACAACCTGACTGTGGTCGTGGCGTCCTCCGGCACCATCGACGGAGCCTCCTCCAAGGTCATCAACACGAACTTCGGGGTGCTCAACGTCTACTCCAACGGCACCCAGTGGTTCACCACCTGAGATGCGCGTGCGGCTGAACTGCTACCGCCACGACGGCGGACGCCCCGGGGACGTCGTCGACCTGGACTACGGCGACGCCTGGGGGCTGCTCGCCCTCGGCGGCGCGCACCTGCTGCTGGACGAGGTGCCCGAGCAGCTGGTCGAGGCCGGCGCCGTGGCGCGTCCGGACGCCGAGGACGCGTTCGGGGTGGCCGAGACGCCATGAGCCTGCCCCCGATCCCCGGGGGGCTCGCGCCGCTGCCCGACGCGGAGAAGGTCATCGCCGACCTTCTCGCCGGCCGCCCGGAGCTGGCCGGAATCACCGTCGGCGACCGGCTGCCCGACGACTACGACGGCTCACAGCAGGTGGTCACCCTCGACCGCATCGGCGGCCCCGCGAACCCCTCGACCATGTCCTGGTTCGACACCGCGCACCTGGACGTCAGGAGCTGGGGCAAGGACAAGGCCGCGGCGCAGAGCCTGTCCGCGACCGTGCGCTACCTGCTCTCCGTCGCCGTGTACCTCGAGGTCCCCGGCGCCGTGATCAGCAAGACGGAGGAGAACGTGGGCCCACAGTGGCTCGCCGACGCCACCGCCGACTACCCCGAGTCCGGCTACTACCTGCTCCAGGTGGCCGTCACCCTGCATCCCCCCGCGTAGACAAGGAGGCGACCGTGACGGCCGCACCCACCACCCCGACGATGTCCCAGGCCCGGGCGGCGCTGACCGGCAACATCAAGGTCGCGCCGCTCGGCACCACAGTGCCCACCGACGTCACCAGCGCGTGGGCGGCCGGCTGGATCGACCTCGGCCTGATCGACGACAAGGGCGTCACCAACAGCCACAAGAAGAGCATGAACAAGGTGCTCGCCTGGCAGACGCCGCTCCCGATCCGGCAGCTGCTCAAGGAACGCGACCTGATGTACAAGTTCGCCGGCCTGCAGTTCAACTGGCAGACCCGCGCGCTGTGGATGGACGCCGGCGCCACATCCCTGTTCGGGGGCACCTACACCCTGCTCTCCCCGTCCGGGGCCGCCGTGACCGAGTGGATGCTCGGGATCGAGTGGAAGGACGGCACCTACACCTACCGGGAGATCCCGCAGCGCGGGGTGTTCACCGAAGCCGGCGACGTGGTCTACGAGAAGGGGCAGCCGGTCCTCACGAGCCTGACCTACGAGGTGCTCCCGCTGGACCTGACCACCGCCCCGGTCACCTGCCTGAGCAACGACCCCGCGATGGCCTCGAGCTGACGCACCGCACCGTCCCGGCCCGCGCCGCGTGGAGGAGCGCGGGCCGGGGCTTTTCCTCCACACCTCCACCCGCAGGAAAGAGACACCCATGCCCTACGACGTACTGGCCGCCAAACGCCAGCGCCTCGAGGCCAGTGGCGCGATGCCCTGGCTGTTCACCATCGGCGAAGAGCAATTCTCCTTCCCGCCCGAGCCGCCCGCCGCGATGCTGCCGTTCCTCGCCAAGATGGCCCCCGCCATCGACGCGGCGAACGAGACCGGCGCGGACATCCCGCCCGAGGTCATCACGGCCTTCCCGCAGATCATCACGAGCCTGCTCGGCGAGCAGGCCGAGCGGTTCGAGCGGCACGCCCTGTCCGTCCAGGACGTGGCCGCGCTGCTCATGACGTACTTCGAGGAGGCCTTCGGGGGCGGCCTGGGGGAATCTGCCGGCTCGCCTGGATCCTCACCGAGCGAGCCGAAGACGCAGAAGCGGACCTCCTCGCGCACTATCAAGTCGACCTCCTCGACTACTACCGCCCGGCGCCGGGCCGCCCGCTGACGTTCCGGCGGCTGCTGGTCCTGGTCAGCCGTCTGCCCCAGGGCAGCCGCACCGCGTGCGCCTGGGGCCAGGAGCCCGACCTGTGGAGCCGCGCGGAGCATCTGCTCGCCGGCGTCTTCGACGCCGTGCAGCGCCTGGACTGGGTCACGCGCACGGCCTACCGCGACTCCAAGTCGCCGCCCCCGGATCCGCCCGAGCCGCTGCCGCGCCCCGGCGTCGCACCGAACCGCCCCACGTTCCACCAGCGATTCAGAGCCCTGATGGAGGGCTGACGTCGAGCGGACCGGGAGGTGGCTCCCGGTGCCCGGTGTCTCCCGCAGCGCGGGCACGGCGTTCGTCGACGTCACGGTCGGCAACACCAAGCCCCTCGAGGACGGGATCGGGGCCGCCGGCCAGCGCGCCGCCGACAGCAGCGGCGGCAAGGCTGGCGACTCGTTCGTCTCCCGGCTCGGGTCCGTCCTGCAGGGCGGCGCGCTACAGGCCGTGTTCGGCCTCGGCGCCGACACCTCGGGCGACACCTTCGGGCAGCGCTTCTCCGCCTCGTTCTCGTCCGCGATCAAGTCCTCGATCATCGGGTCGGCCGGCCCGGACTCCGGGCTGTTCGGGAAGGTGTTCAACACCGGGGCGACCGGTTTCATGGCCATGGGCGCGGCCGCGTCGGTCGCCTCCGGTGTGATCCTCTCGACGCTGCCGCTCGCGTTCGGCGCCATCGGCATCGCGGCCGAGAAGAGCAACACCCGAGTCGTCTCCGCCTTCACCAACCTCAAATCCCAGATCGCCAGCACCCTGCAGTCCGCCGCGGCGCCGATCGTGCCTGCCCTGCTCGGCGTCGCGACGCTGGCGTCGAGCACGCTCGGACAGATCGCCGCCCCGCTTAAGGGGATCTTCGCCAGCGTCGCCCCGATGATCACTACTTTGGCGCAGGGGCTCGCGCCGTTCGTGACCGAACTGGCCACCGGTCTGAGCGGGGTGGTGCAGGCCCTCGGCCCGGTGATCGGCGCCGTGTCCGGGGCGCTGCCGCAGCTGGCCGCCGGGATCTCGAACCTGCTTGCGGGGATCGCGTCCGGGGCGGCCGGCGCCGGGCAGGGCCTGTCCGCGATCCTCAACGTGATCGGCTACCTGCTGTCCGGGCTCGGCCAGATCGTCGGCGCCCTGGCGCAGATCGGCGGCCCGATCCTCCAAGCCCTGATGCCGGGTGTCAATTCCCTGATCGACGCCTTCGCGAACGTGCTCGGGCCCGCGATCACGGCCATGGGCGGACCGCTCACCTCGTTCGCGACGAGCCTGTCCTCGATCCTCGACACCGTCGCCGTACCGCTCTCGCAGGTCCTCGAGACCATGTTCAGCCCGCAGGCCGGGCTCGCCGCGGTCATCGCGCAGATCGCCCAGTCCCTCGCGTCGCTGCTCGGCCCGGCCCTGGCGATGGTCGGTAACTTCGCCTCGGCGACGCTGCCGATCTTCGCGCGGCTGGTGACCGCGGTCGCGCCGCTCGTCGAGCAGCTGCTGCCCCGGCTCGCGCCGATGCTGACCGGGCTGCTGCAGGCCGTGATGCCGCTGATCACCACCCTCGGCGGGACCGTCGCGAACCTGCTGGTCGGCTACATGCAGAAGGTCGCGCCGTACGTCGGCACCCTGATCTCCGCCTTCCAGTCGATCGTCGGTGTCGTCGGGCCGCTGCTGGGGCTGCTCGGCCAGGCCGCCGGCACGGTGTTCACCGCGCTGATCCACGCGGCCGAGGCCCTGATCCCGCCGCTGCTGCAGGTGGTGGGCGCGCTCCTGCCGCTGATCCCGATCATCGGTCAGCTCGCCGTGGTCATCGCAGCCGGGCTCGCGCAGCTGCTGATCGGGCTCGCCCCGATCTTCGTGACTCTCGCCCAGTCGGTCGGTGGGCTGCTCACCGTCGTGGCCCCGCTGATCTCCGCGCTCGTCCAGCTGATCGGTACCGGGCTGTCCGCGCTCGAGCCGATCCTGCCCGCGATCGTCGACGCGATCACCGCCGTGGCCCGGTCGGTCGGCACGCTGCTGCCCCCGCTCGCCCAGCTGATCGACAATGCCGGTGACGCCCTCCTACCGGTCGTCAAGTCGCTGATCCCGCTGTTCTCCCAGGTCGCTACGGTGATCTCGGGGGGCATCGGGCAACTGCTGCCGACCCTGGTCAAGGTCTTCGCGCTGCTGGTGCAGGCCGTCGCCCCGTTCCTGCCGCAGGTCGCGAACCTGATCACGCTGCTGGTGCAGATGGGCGCGAAGGTCCTGGGCGAGCTGCTGCCGCCGCTGGGCCAGTTCATCGGCGCCGCGGTGCAGCTGCTGGCCGCGGTCGCCCCGATCCTGCCGCTGATCATCCAACTGGCCGGCACGCTGCTCGGGGCGCTGCTGCCGCCGCTGATGCCGATCCTCGAACTCATCCTGAAAATCGCCGGGGCGCTGGCCGGAGGACTCGCGGACGCGGTCGGCGGCGCGATCAAGTTCCTGTCCGCGATCGTCACCGCGATCGCAGACGTGATCAACTGGGTGATGCACCTGGGCGACCACATCGGCCAGCTCGGCGACATCTTCGGCAAGATCTTCGGCGCCATCCCGGGCGTGGTCAGCGCGGCGTTCTCCGGGATCGCGGACATCGTCAAGGGCGCGATCAACGGTGTGATCTGGCTCGTGAACGAGATCATCGGGGCGCTGGACTCGATTCACGTCTCGATCCCGTCATGGGTTCCGGGCCTGGGCGGCAAGGGCTTCGGGATCTCCATTCCGAAGATCCCGAGCTTGGCGGCGGGCGCGGTCGTGCAGCCCACCCCGGGCGGCACCGTGGTGCGCGTCGCCGAGGCCGGGCAGGCCGAGGTCGTCGGACCCCTGTCCAGCATCGAAGACGAGTTCAGGAAGTACTTCGGCCCGGGCGGCGGCAGCGGCCCGGGCGGTGGGGGACCGGCGGTCCATATCGAGAACTACAACGAGGCGCGCCAGTCGCCGCAGCAGGTCGCGCAGGACCTCAGCTTCCTGATCAAGGCCCGGGGGTGAGCGGTGGCCGGAGCGCTGATCGCGACCGACTTCCAGATCCAGCTCGGACCCGACTCCGGGGGGGTGCTGCTCGGCGCCGGCACGCCCTATGACGTGATCGAGCTCGACGGCTGGGACGACCTGCCGCCGTACTCGCTCACCGACGTCGACCGCCCGGCCCAGGCCGGCGCCTGGGCCGGACCCATGTTCGCCCAGGAACGGACCCTGACGCTCGCGCTGCAGGTGTCCGGGACCGTGAACGGCATCGGGACCCCGACGAGCGCGCAGTACGCCGCGAACGTCGCGGCGCTAAGGGCCGCGACGAACCCGGGCGTCGACTCGACGGCCGAGGTGCCGTTCGTGGTGCAGCTGGCCGGCACGAAGCTGATGACGTCCGTGCGGTGCCAGCAGCGGGTCATGCCCACCGCCCAGGGCTACGCCTCACCCGGGCTGGACAAGGTCAGCCTGCAGCTGGTGGCCAGCGATCCGCGCCGGTACTCCACGACCGTGCAGAGCGCGTCGTGCGGGCTGGCCTCGAGCTCCGGCGGCCTGACCTACCCCATCACGTACCCGATCACCTGGGGAACGGTCAGCAACGGCACCCTGACCATCAACAACGCGGGGGACACCCCGACCCCGCCGACACTCGTGATCGCCGGGCCCGGCGCGACGCCCGCGATCGTGCGCCAGGACACCGGCGCGGTGCTGCAGTTCGATGTGACCCTCGGCGCCGCCGACGTGCTGACGGTCAACACCGTCGATGGGACGGTCACCCTCAACGGCGCGTCGCTCTACGGCGTGCTCGACCCGGTCTCCGCCGCGATCGGCTCGTTCCTGATGCCCGTCGGGATGACCACCCTCGGGCTGCGCGTCGCGAGCGGCAGCGGCACGACCCTCACCGCCACCTGGCAGAACGCCTACCTGTAGAAGGAGCACCGATGGCGATCCGCGTGGGATGGCTGCCGACCGGCACCCAGTCCGCCGAGGACACCCGGCAGGCTTTCCTCACCATGATCACCCAGGCCGGTGTGAACGCCGCCCGCATCGGCGTCGTGCCGGGCACCGGGGGCGCGCAGCCGTTCGCGCTGACCAGCACCGGCAGCCTGTCGTGCAGCGTCGGCGCCGGGCAGGCCATCGTCAACCCCGCCGCGAGCGCCTCCCAGGGCCCGTACCCGGTCACCGTCGACGCCACCGGCGGCGGCCTGCCCACCGTGTCGTTCGCCGCGGGCGGCTCGCTCGCCCGCACCGACGTGATCTACCTGCAGGTGCAGGACAACGCCGAGGACGTCTCCGGGTTCACCCGCGGGCAGGTCGCCGTCGTGCAGGGCGCCAACGGCGGCGGCGTGCCCTCCGTGCCCTCCGGCGCGTTCGCGCTCTGGCAGGTGCCCGTGCCCGCGTCCGCGTCGAGCATCAACTTCGCGACGGCGTCGTTCGTGCCCGCCGGGACCGTCGCCCTGGGCGGCGTCGTGCCCGCCGCGAACTCCACCAGCCCCGGCTCCCCGTACAAGGGGCAGGTGCGCAGCCGCCTGGACCTCGGCTTCACCGCGCAGCCCGGGCCGCTCGAGGCGTACGACGGATCCGCGTGGCAGCCGATCGTGCCCGCCTCCTACCCGCGCGGGCGCATCGCCTCCACCACGGTCACCGCGATCGGCAACCAGGCCACCACCAGCACCCCGAACGTCGACCTGTCCATCACCGTCACCCTGTCCACCTCCCGCCGCTACCGGCTCTGGTGCTCCGGCGTGATGACCGACTCGGTCGGCGGCGACCAGGCCGGCATCGGCCTGTACTACATCGCAGGCTCCACCATCCCCTCCAACGCCAGCGGCGCGACCCAGCTGGCCAACATGAAGCAGTTCGCGGACACCACGCCGTACAACTTCAGCTGGGAGTTCGTCGGCCCCGGCAACGGCACCTTCACCTTGGCGATGGCGTACTGGCTCGCCTCGGGCAGCGGGTTCGTCGAGACCAGCAACAACGGCCCGCGGCAGCTGTGGCTCGAGGACGTCGGCATCTGATGGGCGCACCCGTCTACCGGTACGAGGTCGCGAACCTGCTCACCGACAAGACCTTCGACGAGCTGCCGCTGGGCGCCGGGACGTTCGACACCCGGATCCTGAACCCGGGCAGCTTCCAGCTCGGCTCGCCGCTCGGCGTCGCGTCGGCGAAACTCGGGCGGCGCCTGCAGCAGGTCGCCGCCGGCGCGACCGCGCTGTACGTCTACCGCAACGACGTGTGCTGGTGGGGCGGCCCGCTGTGGGTCGTCACCGCCGCCGGCGACAGCTCCGGCAACGCCACCTGGACCTGCTCCGGCTCGACGTTCGACTCCTACCTGGCCCGGGTCAACTGGCAGGCCGACGGCACGATCGCGTCCGCGGACACCCTCGCGCAGGCCCGCGCGATCCTCGCCGCGATGCAGGCCGACCCCAACGCGAACATCGGCCTGGTCGCCGACACCGCCACCTCCGGCGTCACCGGCGCCGCCGTCACCTACCTGGCGTCGTCGAACTCGAGCTACGGCAAGGCCCTGACCGACCTGGCCACCCAGTCGCCCGGGTTCGACTACGCGTGCAGCGTCACCGCCGACCCCTCCACCGGCGTGCGCACCCGGCGGCTGCGCCTGGGCTACCCGCAGCTGGGCAGCGCGGCCGTGCACCGGCTCACCCGGCCCGGCAATATCCTGAGCTACTCGCTGCCCTCCGACGCCACCCGCGGCGGCACCGAATGGCGCGCGTTCGGCGCCACCGCCAACAGCAACCAGGCCGGCCAGTCCCAGCCGCTCACCTCGAGCGTGCACGTCGCCGCCGCGGCCTTGGCCGCGGGGTGGCCGCGCCTGGACGCCGGCAACAGCTACCAGTCGGTCACCGACCTGCCCACCCTCGAGGCGTACGCCGCCGCCGACGCCGCGGTCGGCACCACACCCGTCATCGTGCCGGCGGTCGACGTGCGCCTGGACCACACCGACATCACCCCCGACGCCCTCGGCGACGACGTCACCCTCACCATCACCGACCAGCTGTTCCCGGACGGCTACACCCAGACCTCCCGGATCGTCGGCATCCAGGTGCACACCCCCGACCGGTCCACCGCCGAATACGCCACCCTGATCCTGAACTGAGCGGACCCCTCCACATGGGCAAAGTGAACCTTCCCGCCTCCGCGGACCAGCTGCTGCGCGACCTGCTCGCCCGCGTGCAGGCCCTGGAGGCCGCGGCGCAGACCCGCGTGCCGATGGACACCATCACCGGCGGCGCGCTGCAGGTCCAGGACGTCGCCGGCAACACGTACTTCTACCTCGGGCAGATCAGCCCGAACCTGCCCGACGGCGCGCCCCAGTACGGGCTGCTGGTCTACCGGCAGTCCGGCGACGAAGCGGTCGGCAACCTCGCGATGTCGATGTTCTGCGGCACCGGCGCGCTGCCGCAGACCTTCGGGCTCTACGACGCGGCCGGCAACGACGTGTTCACCGACGACGGGCTCTCGGCCCAGGGCATCGGCCGCCCCTACATGGAGCTCGGGTTCCAAAGCTCCAGCTCAACCGTGTGGAACTCGACGAGCAGCGGCTCGTTCCAGGACATGTTCTTCAGCAACCCGCCCCACCAGCACCCGAAGGTCACGGCGATGGGCCGGGTCATCTGCCCGACCGGCGTGAACGCGGCGCTGCAGCTGACCGCGGGCGGCGTCGCCCTCGGGTCCCCGACAGCCGTCACGGGCAACACCGGGGTCGCCCAGCCTTTCCAGATCGGACCGGTCGCCTGGGCGGGAAGCCACATCGCCAACGTCGACCTGCGGCTGCAGGCCCGCATCACCTCCGGCGCCGGCACCGTCCAAGTGGGCCTGGCCAACCTCTACGGGCAGCAGTCATGACCTGGCGCGACGTGTTCGACGTCTACTTCGGGTGGCCGCTGGGCCAGGTCTGGCCCAACCTGCTCTCGGCCATCGTCGGCAGCGCCCCCGGGTTCGTCGTCTCGCACCTGCTGCTGCGCCGCCACCACGCCAAGAAGATCGACGCGCAGACCCAGGACATCAAGGCGCACATCACCTCCACACTGCAAGGACCGAGCCCATGCCTGTGCCAGGAATCGACTACGCCTGGAGCCACCCCGACCCTGCCGCCATCGCCGCCGCGGGATACCAGTTCACCTGCCGCTACCTGAGCCGCGATCCGACGAAAAACCTCACCCTCGGCGAGGCGCAGGCGCTCGCCGCGCACGGCGTGTGGGTCGTGGCGAACTGGGAGTTCACCGCGCAGGACGCGTTGCGTGGCCGCGCCGGCGGAGTCGCCGACGCCACCGCGGCGCTCGCCCAGGCCAAGGCCTGCGGCATGCCCGACGGGCGGCCGATCTACTTCTCGATCGACTGGGACGTCACCCCGGCGCAAGAGCCCACCGTCACCGCCTACTTCGGAGGCGTCGACTCCGTCCTCGGGCTCGCGGCGGCCGGCGAATACGCGGGCTACTACCCGCTGCGCGTGCAGCGCGACGGCAGCGTGACCACCTGGGAGTGGCAGACCGCGGCCTGGAGCGGCGGCCAGTGGGACGCCCGGGTGAACATCCGCCAGACCGGCAGCACCACCCTCGGCGGCGTCCAGGTCGACACCAACGAGGCCTACACCGACGACTACGGCCAGTGGATGCCCGGCCGCCTGCCGTTCCCCTCCACCACATCAGTCCAGCAGCAGGAGGCCCTTCCCATGGAGTTCATCGCCAGCGTCTCGCCCGACTCGGCCCACCCGGACGACAACCCCGGCGCGTGGCTCTGGACTGTCGACGGCACCTACGTCGGCATCGCCGGCCCGGCCGACCTGACCGCGCTCGAAACGCTGGGAGTCAAGACGATCAACCTGAGCTTCGCGATGCACCAGCGGCTGCTCGCCACCCAGACCGCGCCCGCGCCCGCAGCGACGATCACCGGCAGCATTCCGCTGACCCTGTCCGGCACCGGCACCCTCTCCGTCGGCGCAGCGGGCTGAGATGACGCCGCGTCTGCGGGGCCTGGCGCACATCGGCCGCCAACAGCCGTACGAGGCCGCGATCGGGGTAGCCGCGCTCTCGGCCCTGTGGGCGCTGCGCGGCGGCACGGGATCCGGCGCCGCCGCCCGGATCCTGCCGCACTGGGCGCTGCAGGCCGTCGACGTGATGCTCGGCCTCGGCGGCATCCTCACCCTGACCGCGCTCGTCGCCATCGGATACACCGCCGACGACGTGCGCCGCGTGCTGGCCCGCCGCGTCGAGCAGGCCGGGCAGGCGCTGATCGCCGGAGTCACCGCCGCCACCGCCGTCGGAGCGTTCAGCGCCGGCGCCATCGGCACCGTGCCCGGCTGCGTCTACACCGCGCTGTCCGCCGCCGCGGCCACGCGCGCAACGATGATCTCCCGGACGTTCGCCGCGGCCGGCCGGGATAGAACGGACCTGGCATGAGCAACGGCGTCAGCGGACTGCTCGCGGACATCGCAGTGATCCTGTCCGGATTCACGGCCGTGGGAGTGCTCTACGTCGGCTGGCGCAAGCGCGTCCAGGACGCAGCGCGCCGCCCCTTCCTCGCTGGAACCGCGGCGATCGAGGAGGCACAGACTGCGCTGCGCCTCAAGGACAACCGGCTGGCCGAGCTCACCGAATCCGAGGCGCGGCTGAAGTCCGACCTGGCCGCCGCCAAGGGCACCGCCGACGCGCAACAGGAGCAGATCACCAAGCTGCAGGCGCGGCTCTACGCCGTCGAGGGCGAGAACCGCGACCTGCGCGGGCGCGCCGAGAACGCCGAACGCGACGCGCGCGAAGCCAAGAACCTCATCGGCCAGCTGCAAGACGAGATGACCGACCTCAAGCGCAAGCTCTCGCTCGGCGGCCCGCCGACCTTCTGACCGCCACACGACGCGATGAATCAGCCCCCACCTTCCCGGGTGGGGGCTGATTCGCGTGCAGAGGGCCGTGCGCGCGGGACTGCTGGGATGGGCATCCCGCGCGCACGGCCCCGTCTATGGGGCGCCCCCGGGTTTCAGCTCGAAGCGACACCCGAGCACCCGGCACCACTGCACCAGACGCACCAGCCGCGGCACTCGACGGCTGGCCTCCCAGTGCTGCATGGTCCACTGGCTGACCTTGAGCCGCTCGGCCACCTGTTCCTGCGTCAGATCAGCCTCGAGGCGCGCATCCCGAAGCACCCGGGCGAAACACCGCAGCCGGTACTCCTGCGGTGCCTCCATGGCGCGCGGCGCCGGACGCGCCGTCAGCACACGACCCGACGACTCGTCGACGACCACTGGCGTGCACCCGAGCGCCGTCGCCCACAGGATGAAGGTCCCGGCGGACGGTAGGTCCCGATGCGCCTCCCAGCCGGCCACAGCGCCCTTGGTCACGCCGATCGCCGCGGCCACGGCGCTATGCGTGACCTCCTGACGGCGGCGCGCTCCGGCCAGGGCGTCGACGAGCTCGGCGATCGGGTCAGCCATCGTCGGCCATCTCCCGCTCCAGGCGCTCGAGCTCCGCCGGCGGGATCTGCGCCCGCGACCGCGGACGGATCCGCAGCCAGTAGCCGCCCACCGCGCCGCGGACCGGCGTCAGCCACCGCACCCCATCCGGGCTCTCGAGATCGCCCTGCGGCTGGGTGAGCGGATCGGCGCCCGGGGCACGCGACGCCTCCCGGGCCTCCTCGAGCAGCTCCCTTGCCTGCGCAGGCGTGAGGTAGTCCTTGTTCCAGGCCAGGCCGCGCATCCGCTGGTAGAACTCAGCCATCGGTGGGCTCCCACATCAGTTCGGCCCAGTACACCGACGCGCCGTCGGCGGCGCGGTCGTGGCCCCACTTGTCGGCGAACGCCGCGACGATCTCCAGCCCGCGGCCGTACTGGTCCCGCTCGTCGGCCGGTATCTCGACGGGAGGCCCCGCGCCGGGATCCGCCACCTCTATCCGCACGCGGCCCGGCCCCACGTCGACGGTCACCCGGAACTCGCCCCCGTCGCGGGCTCGCGAGTGGCGAACCGCGTTCGACGCGAGCTCGGACACGATAAGCTCCGCATCGTCGACCCGTGGCGTGCCCCGCAGGATGTTGCGTACGACCACCCGCGCAGGTGGCACCATGGAAGCGAGACCGGGCAGCGTGACGGTTTCGGGCACAATCTCTCCCAGGGGGCCCGTAGGCGGATCGATGAAGCTCTCTAGAGAGCTTCGCTCTAGAGAGCTTGCGCCTCTCTAGAGAACTCGTCAAGCTATCCCCGGAAACTCCACACGCTCGAGTCCGGGGTGATACTGATCGCCACGCCGAAATACCTGGCCATCGCCGAGGTCCTGCAGGGCAGGATCCTCGACGGCACCCTCGCGCCCGGCGAGCGCTTCCCGACCCTCGAGGAGATCAAGACCGAGTTCGACGTCGCCGAGGGCACCGCGCACCAGGCGATGCGTTTCCTGCGCGACAAGGGCCTGATCACGACGAAGGCGGGCGCGCAGGCCCGGGTGCGCGACCGGCCGGCCATGCGGCGCATGGTGCGGTCCTGGTACCGCGACGCGCCCGGCGGCTCGCCATGGCGCGCGGACATGGCCGCGCAGGGGCGCGCGGGCACGTGGGAGTCGCACTCCGAGCAGATCTCCGCGCCCCCGGCCGTCGCCGAGCGCCTGGGCATCGGGCGGGGGGAGAAGGTGATGCGCACCCAGTACACGTTCTTCGCCGACGGCGAGCCGATCTACCTGAGCACCAGCTGGGAGCCGCTGTCCATCACCCTCGGCACGCCGATCGTGCTCCCCGAGGACGGCCCCTACGCGGGCGCCGGCGTGCAGGACCGGATGGCCGCGATCGGGATGGCGCCGGACCACTCGACCGAGGAACCCGCTGCGAACTACTCCTTGTCCGTCAGTGAGGCCGAAAGGTTGCGGCTCCCGGCCGGCGTCGGCGCGCTGCTGATCCGGCGCACCTACTGGCGAGAGCGCACCGCGCTCGAGACGGCCGACATCGTCATCCCGGACACCCTGCAGGTCTGCTACGAGATCCCGATCGGCTGACCGTCAACGCACGACCGCCCCGGCCAACCAGGCCGGGGCGGTTCGTCGTCTGCGGGCTCAACGGTAGTGCGTGACAGTCTTCTTCTTCGGGCCCATCTTGTGCCAGATGGTCAGCGGCCACCACACGAACAGGCCCCACATCCCGCACGTGCAGATCGTCATGAACAGGTGGAAGCCGTGGCTGGTGGACTTGCGGCTCTTCGTCACAGCCCTCGACGGCATCGGCGGCTGAAAGTCGGACATGATCCCTCCCCGGGACGGTTGACGGTCCGTCAGGATCGGAGGGTACGCCGAGAAACCTTCTCCTGTCGGCGGATCCGGGAAATCACGCGCGGCCGGATCCATGTGGATGAGACGTGGATGACAAAGACCCCCACCGGGCTCCGGTGGGGGTCTTTTCGCAGGTGGGCGATACTGGGATCGAACCAGTGACCTCTTCGGTGTGAACGAAGACAATCACTTCCGGCAAGAGTCGGCACGGGTCGGTAAGAGCAGGTGGCCAGCCTCAAAACAATGATACGAGTCGGCTGGAGTCGGCACGGGGAGGCTGGCATGTGGATGAGAAATGGCAAACTCCCGCCACGTCAGGACACCAGCCGCAGGCGCCTGACCGGCTCGGGAGCGGTCATTTCCGGCTCGTCGCCCAGGGCGCGCAGCACCATTGCGCGCACGTCCGCGGCGCCGTGCGTGTAGCGCCACGTGACGTCGCCGGAGGGGCGCTCGTGGCCGAGCAGCTCCTTGCGCGTGGACTCGGGCACGCCGCCGGCCTCGAGGCGCGACGCCCAGGTGTGGCGTACATCGTGGATCGTGGGCCAGTGCTCGAGGCGCCCGGACGCGGTGCGGCTCTCGCGGTGGATTCCGGCCGCGATGGTGGCCGGCACCCAGATGCGGCCCCGGTAGGTGTTGCGGCCGAGTTCCGCGCCGTGCGCTCCGCGGAACACCGCTTTGCCGTCGACGAGCGGCTGGAGCCGGAATTGGATGACGAACAGCGCTCTCGCCGCGACAGTGAGCGGCAGCGTGCGCATCCCGGCGTCCGACTTCGGGTAGTCGCGCAAAACCTTGTGGCCGCCCACCTCCTCGAGGACGCGCTTGACGTGGACCAGGCCCTCGTCGAGGTCGACGCAGTCCGGCAGCAGCCCGGCCAGTTCCCCCCACCGCATGCCCGTCTCCAGGGCGACGAGCGGCAGCTGCTGGTAGATCGGGTTCTTGATGAAGCTGACTGCGGCCTGGACCTGCTCGATCGTGGGCGGCCGGTCGTCCGACGCGTGTTTCTTGCGGCGCGGCTTGACCTTGATCTCGTCACACGGGTTGAAGTGGATCCGCTTGTCCCGGCGTGCCGCGGCCATCAGCATGTCCAGGCTATTGAGCACCGAGGAGACCGAGGACGACTCGAGGCGCGGCTCGAGCGCGCCGGTCACCCACTTCTGTACCTCCATGTGCGAGATCGACGCGAGCGGCGTCTGTCCCCACCGCGGCTCGACGTGCACCTTCCAGTGCGAGCCGTCGCGCGCGTTGGTGGCGTCCTCGAGGGAGGCGCGCGTCTCGAGCCAGTGCGTGCGCCACTCGGCCAGCTTCATCTTCCCGCGCGCCGGGTCGATCCACGCGCCGGTGGAGATCTCGGCCTTCGCGCGGTTCATCGCGTCCACCGCGTCGTCGCGCTTCTTACGTGTCAGGCTGCACGGCTTGCCGGCCGCGTCGTACCACCGGGCCTGCCAGGATCCGGAGCAGTTCTTGGTCGGCCGCCGCGGCGGTGCCGGGTACATCTCCCGGCACCGCTCGCAGCCGCACCGTTTACTCGGGAGCTGCCTCACTCCCGTGATACGTGGCATCCAGGGCCTCCCTGGTCATGTCCGCGCACAGCCGGCCGACCACGTCGGCGAGCCGTGCGGCGCTGAAGTCCTGGCGCGTGACGATCCGTACTTCGTCACGGCGCTGAAATGCGTACCCGTCGATCTCCTCAGGCATCTGTTTGGGATCAACGAGCTGAATATCGATCACGCGGCATCGCCTCTCCACAACGCGCCGGACGACCGATAGCCCATCCCTGCTGGTCGTCGCCCCCTGGTTCATACAGACAAACCAAGTTAGCTGTAGTTAAGAGTTGTGCCAAGCGTGAACCTGTGGTTACCGCTCGAAATATCTACTGGGGAGAATCAGGCTGCTGCATAGCACGGATGAGCGTAAGAATCTCCCTACGGCGCTCGTCCGAAAGGTTGCCCACACCAGCAACAATGTCGATGAGGAGGCGTTCGCCCGGCCTCTCGTCGAGAACCTCTGTTCGAGGCGCATCCGCATCCTCTACCACGGGAGTGGGCTCTCCCCCCGCGAGAATCCGATCGACGTCGCCGTGCGCCCAGCCAAGCGCCATTTCGATGCCGCGCTTGGTGTGTGGCTTGATCGAGGTCACCGACGCGCTCTCGATGAGTCCTAGCGTCTTGGCGCTCGGGCCGCCCCTCGGGTGAAGGTCGGCTTGCCGCAGCACGAGCTTGCGTCGGCGCTTGACGATCGCCTCGGCGAGCCGCTGCCAGTCCGGCTTATCGGTCACGGCCACACAGTCTGCCGGATGAGATAAGGGAAGGTCCAGCTAGCTACCGCTGAGTAATGCGTAGGTAGGAGCGCGCGCGGTATCGCCACGGCGCGCGAGAGTATCGCACCTTCGGCCGTCAAAACGATCAGACTAGAAGGTATCGGCCGCTACCTTCCCTTAACTCTTGCGAACCTACGGATGCATCTGTAGTGTGCGTGGTGAGGCCCCCAATGGAGGTGAATCGCCCGCATGAGGCAGAGCACTGCGGTTGAGGACGTGAAGGACGTTCCCGCCCTCGACACGCTCCCCGAATCCCCGGTCGCAGGCGTCGAGCCGCTGCTGACCTGGGATCAGCTCAAGACGTGGATGGGCGTCTCGGACTGGTACCTGAAGGAGTACGGCTCCCGCGAGGAAGACCCGCTGCCGCTGATAGGTACCGCCCGCGTGAAGCGCGCGCTGCCCAGCGAGGTCATCGCCTGGATGCGCCGCAACAACGGGTCTATCTGACCCCTGAAAAGCCCGGAGCCACCCCGTTCGCAGCGGGATGGCCCGGTGGACCAATCCACCTGAGCTCATCCAGTGAGAGGTGAACGGATCGTGAGTCCGCATCTTATCCACCGTCCCGTGCCGCGGCATGCGGCGCTGCCGGGCCTGCTGCCGGACGGCGGTCCCGGGCCGCTGCCGCGTGAGCGCGGGTCCTGGCGCGCCGGCGTCCTGCAGGTCCTGGAGCTGGTGCTGTTCGTGCTCGGGCTGCACCCGGGCACCGACGACCGGCTGTATGGCGCCGAGGACCCGGACGCGCCCCCGGCCGCGACCGCGGTCCGGCTGCCCGGCGTGCAGCTGCCCCGGGTGCGCCCGGCGCACATCCACGTCCCGCACCTGCACGTCCCGCACATCGCCGTCGCGCACATCCCGGCGCTGGCCGGCCGGATCCTGCACCGCGGCGCCCACCCGGCTGCCGCACCCGGCCTGACCCCCGCCGCGGCCGCGTGCGTCCCGGCCGCCCCCACGGCGGCCGGGCCGGCCACGCTGACCGGCAACGCCCTGGGCGTCCCGCTGCTGGGCGCGCCCCTGGTCCCGGTGGGCCGGTACCTGCCCGGGGAAGACCCGCGCACCACCACGGCGCAGCTGCACGCCCTGAGCGAGTCCGCGCTCACCGCGCTGGACCTGCACTACCAGGCGATCCGGGACGCATGCGGGCGCCTGGACGCCCTCGCCCTGACGCCACTGCCGTCCGATCAGCCCGAACCGCCGCAGCCCACGGCCGCGCCGGCCACCGCCACCCGGCCGCCCGCGATCGAGTATCCGCCGTTCGCGACCGGCGCGCGCCGCGCCCCGGCGCCGATGCGCCAGCACGGCCAGGAGCTGCTCGCGCTGCCCCAGGCGGCCGCCCGCCACGCCGGGACGGCCGCGGCCGAGATCGTGATCGGGGGACTGCGGTGAGGACCTTCCACCCGGACACGGTCGACGAATGGCGCAACTACCTCAAGACGCTGCTCGGGCTCGCCAACCGTGCGCGCGAGACACGCGACCAACACCTGTCCGACGCGCGTACCGCCGCCGAGACCCTGGCGTCCTACGAGGGCCGGATGGCGGACCTGCGGCACCTGCTGCGGCAGGTCGACGCGGACAACCCCGACTACAGCGAGCCCGCGCCGGACCCGGTCGACGAGCGGGCGCGGCGCCTGGCCGACTGGCGCAGGCTGCTGGACTACCTCGAGGCTCACCCCGAGCTGCCGATCGGTTCGCACGCCGGCTTCCACCTGGGTCATGGCTCCGAAGCGCATGTCGCGCCCGAGGAGGTCGAGGCCGCGGCGCGGCTGTTCGGAGCGGAGGTCGAGACGTACTCGAGCCACATCACCACGCGGCTGTGGTTCGACGACACCGTGGCGCTCAAGATCAGCGCGGACAGGGTGCGTCAGCCGGACCCGGCCGACGAGCCGCCCTGCGCCGAGGCCGATGTGGCGCTGCTCGACGCCGAGCAGGCGGCCGATGCCGGCCAGCTGCCGTCGACGCCGTCGTGCGGCTGCGAGGAGGGGGAGTCCTGCGTCGACTGCGCCGTGCGCGGCGACTACGAGGCCGAGGCCGAGACCGACGCGCAGATCGCCCTCGACGATGACGGCAACCCGTGTGGTTGCGGCGAGTGCGAGCAGAAGGCCGCGCAGAGGGCCGCCGAAGCCGCCGAAGCGGTGACCCCCTGATGGTGATCGCGACGCATCTGATCGCAGCCATTTTCGTGGCCGCGACTCCGGTGGCGACGAAGCTCGCCCTCGACGACTTGGCGGCCCGGCTGCGCGACGCCCGGCACCGCCGCCTGACCCGCCGCGCGGGCCGGCTGCTGCAGCGGGTGCGCGAGGACTACGAGGCGCGGGGGATGACGTGGTGACCCGCGCCCCGCGGCCGCCGCGCCGCGCCGCTGAGGCGGTGTACCGGGTCACGGACACCGTCACGATCCTGGCCGTGTACGCGCTCGGGCTGCTGCGGTGCGCGGTCCTGGGGCGCCCGGCCGGCTACGACCCGTGCGGCGCCGAGCAGCCCACGGGCGGGCGCCACCACACCGACACCACCAAGGGGGAGTCATGGTGAGCATCACCGGCAACGCGGTGCCGCCGCAGCTGAGCCAGGACGCCGCGGCCAGACAGCAGCGGCTCCTGGCCGCGGTGGCGGCCCCCGGACGGCGGGCGCTGACCCGGGCGGTGGCGCCGCTCGGGATCGACGACACGGAGCTGTTCGCGCTAATTGCGGAGGGCCGCGAGTCCCGGGAGATCGCGCGGCGCGCCCGCGCGTCGGTGCCCGCGACGCAGGCGCGCATCCGGTGGCTGATGCACGTGACCGAGTCCCGCAACCGGGCGCACCTGGTGGCCACCGCGGTCCGCCGCGGCTGGATCGAGTGGGCCGGCACCTACTGGCGGGCGCGCCCGGACAAGTGGACTACCGGGGCGCAGAAGCCGCCGAAGTAGTCCACCCATGAACTCCCCGCGGGCGCGGCATCCCCCTGCGCAGCAGCCCGCGGGTGGCGTCCAGGCCGTCGCCGCGGCCGGGCGCCCCCTCCCGATCGGCGCTGGGGAGCGCGACCGGGAGGGCGAGCCGGGCAGCCCCCGCACAGAAGCCCCCCGCCTGGCGGGGGCTGCCCACCCCAAGGAAGTCCCTCCCGCGCGGTGCCGCACTCACCTGCGCGGGAGGGGCCACCACAGACCCGAGAACCAGGAGCAGCACAGATGACGGAGCCGGAAAACTGCGCCGACACGACCTGGCACGCGGACGGCCATATGGTCCGCCTCGTCGTGTCCGAGTTGGCGCTGCGCTTGGAAATCAAATGCCCGCATGACCACGCGGCCGTCACGGCATCCGCGCAGGCGTCATGGCCCCCCTGCTGGCGAAGCTTCACCGCAATCCCTGGGATTGGGGCGCACAGTGAGTGCGGCGTCATCGCGATGTGCCTGGAGTTCAAAGACGGCGAACTGTGGGCGGACGGCGTAGCGGATTTCGAGATCACTACAGCGCCATTCGCGATCGAGTGGTTCGAAGACCCGGACGACGGCATCGTGATCCGGCCCGTGAACGGCGCGGTCACCCCGCTCACACCGCTGCCGAAGGCCTGCGCCTGATGCCCGCCATGCCGCCGAACGACATGTTCAGCGCCTCGGAGAAGTTCGACGCCGCGCTCACCCCGCTGCGGGTGACCCCGGCGCAGGTCGCCCGGGCGCGCGCCGTGGTGCGGGCCCGGGCCCGTGACGAGGCGGACCGGGAGCTGCTGCTCGACGCGCTCGGCCTGTCCGGGCGCCCTGCGCGGCTAAGCCGGCACAGCAACGCCTCGGTGCGCGCGCAGACGGTGCACGGCCTGGGCGGCGGGGTGGCCGCGCACAAGTGGCTCGGCGAGCCGCTGTGCGACGCCTGCGACTGGTGGATGCAGGTGCACCTGAACAAGGGCGGCGCCGCGTCCCCGAACTGCGGCACCTACGCCCAGTACAGCGCGCACGTCAAAGCCGGCCAGATTCCCGATGAGGCCTGCAAGGCCGGGCGGCGGCTGTATCAGGCCGATGTCGCCGCGCAGCGCAAGCAGGCCGCCCCGGCCGCCGTCGCGGTGGACGGGGGCGATACCTGATGTGGGGTCAGATCAACGCCTGGTTCCCGGGGCTGCGCCGGGTGCTCGAGGAATCCGGGCTGGGCATCGTCGAGACGCCCGAGGACATGCAGGCCGAGTCCGACGCGGCCCCGGCCGATCCGCCGGCGCCGGCGCAGGCGTACATCCCCGAGGTGGGCAAGCCCCCCGAGGCCGGCCCGCGCATGGCGCCCCCGCCGGCCGACGAGACGCCCCCGGCCGAGCCGTTCCTGGCCCGCGTCCCGGCGGACCGCCGACTGCCGCCCGTCGACCTGACGGAGAGCCTGAGGCTGGCCAACGCGCGGCTGCGCCGCGAGCGGGACCAGGCGGTGCACAGCGAGCAGCGTATGGCTCGGCAGCTGACCGCGGCCCGGCAGCTGCACACCGACCTCGAGCACGCCGGCCTCACCGTGGCCGTTCTCGTCGACGCGGCCGGCACCCGCGCGCTGCGCCTGACGATCCCCGAGAGCCACGGACACCGCGATCTGCTGTTCGAACTGCCGCCCGTGCGGCTGAGCCCGCTGTACGACCTGGACGGGAGCACCACCAGTGGAGGAGGACGGCCCAGCGGGCCCATCGCGCGGCCCGCAGACGGTCCCGATGGACCGGTTCAGCTGGGAGCGGCTGATCGAGCGCCTGGAGCTGCCGATCGAGCACAAGGCCCTGGCGTGGGCGATGGCGCAGTACGCGTCCCGGGACGGAAGTAACGTGCGCCCGGGCCGCAAGCGCCTCTCGCACGCCCTGGGGCGCTCGGAGAAGAAGGTCAGCGAGTGGACCGTGCCCCTGGTGCGGCTCGGGCTGCTGACCGTCGACGAGCGCGGCGGCGGCTGGGGCGGCGAGGGCAACCCGACCGTCTACCACCTGTCCATGCCCGTCGGCGGCGGCCTGCCGATGCGGCTGGACGAGCGGGGCCGGCTGCTGGCGCCGCGCCCGCGTGGCCGGGGAGGGCGCCCGGCGGCGAAGCCGCTTGAGGTGAACTCGGGTTCCCTTCAAACGGGGGCCCCTCTCACCTCCGATTCAAACCCCACCTCCCCCAGTGGTCACTTAGCCCCCCCGTTTGAAGGGAACCCGAGTTCACCTCAAGCGGCTCATGAAGGGAACCCAGGTTCACATCAAAACCAACATGATGAGAACTCGGGTTCACCTGAAAACCATCTCCAGGAGAACTCAGAGCCGTCTTGGAGTGAACCTAAAGGCCTCTTGATGGGAACCCCAGAGTTCCCACTACCAAGAGACCAAGCAAGACCAAACCCCTTGTCCGTGGTTCCTTCTACCGGACCACTCACTAGCGGCCGGGACGGCGACGGCTCGGCGCCCGGCGGCGCCATCGCGCCACAACCCCAGCCCGCGGTCGAGGCGCTGTCGCTCAGCGCCCAGTTCGAGGCGGCGCTGCACGCCCTGGGCCGCTACAGCCAGGCCGACACGGACCGGTTCACCCAGCTGGCGCGCCAGCAGCTGCGCGGCGAGGGCCGCGAACCGGTGCTGCGCCCGCTGGTGATCCGGGCGGCCCTGATCGCCCGGCAGGAGGAACGCGCCGCGCTCGAGCAGCTGCAGGCCGAGCCGGACCCGCGCGCGGACACCGACCCTGCCGACGACGATCCGGACCCCGGCGCGCCCTACCCGCAGGACTACCCGGACGAGCATCCCGACCTGCACGAATACGACGACGACACCGACGACCGGCCCGACTACGACGAAGGACTCTGATCCCGATGACTGCTCCGACCCCGCTGCGCGACCTCGACCTGGCCGCTCTGGTGCTGGCCCACGGCGGCCACCAGCCGCCCGCCGACGGCAGCGCCGGCGAGATGTGCCTGCTCGAGGCGGCCGCGTACATGGCCGGCGAGCCCTGGAGCGACCACCCGGCGTGCGTGTGCCCGACCCTGGGCGCGTTCGGCCGTTCGCTCAACGACAGGCTGCCGGCCGAGAAGCGCCAGCTGCTTAAGCCGCTGCTGGTCGACATGCTCGGCACGGCCGGCGACGGCCGGATGCGGCAGCGCGCGTACCTTGCGGTCGACTGGGCTGTGCGCCGGCAGCTTCCGGTGTGGCTCAAGCTGGCCGAGGGCATCCCGGCCGAGGCCGCAGCGCGCATCGAGCAGCTGGCGCCCATCACCGACGAGGCCAGCGCCCAGGCAGCCCGCCAGGTGGTCATCGAGGTGCGCGAGCAGGCCCGCGCGGCCCGCAACACCGCCCGCACCGACCTGATCAACCGGGTGAAGGCCGACGCCGCCGACGCCGCCGACGCCGCCGCCGACGCCGCCGCCGACGCCGCCGACGCCGCCGCCGCCGACGCCGCCGACGCCGCCGCCTACGCCGCCTACGCCGCCGACGCCGCCGACGCCGCCGACGCCGCCGCCGACGCCGACGCCGCCGCCGACGCCGCCGCCGCCGCCGCCGCCGCCTACGCCGCCTACGCCGCCGCCGCCGCCGCCGCCGCCGCCTACGCCGCCGCCGCCTACGCCGCCGCCGCCGCCGCCTACGCCGCCTACGCCGCCGCCGCCGCCGCCGCCGCCTACGCCGCGCGGCCGGTCGACCTGGTGGAGCTGCGCCGCAAGGTCCGCGAAGCGGTCCAGGCCAAACTCGCCCCCACCGTCGCGCAGATGCAGGACTCGGCGATCGCCACGTTCACCGCGATGGTCCGGATCGGGCGCGAGACATCCGAGGAATCCCCGCGATGACCGCCCGGACCGCCTTCAGCCCGGATATGGCGCGCTGCATGACCGAGGCGACCCTGCAGCTCAATATCACCGGCGCGGCCCGTGACCTGGGCTGGCGCGCGTACCACACCCACGACTCGCGCCGCTCACAGCCCGGATTCCCCGACCTTTGCCTGATCCACGGCCGCCAGGACCGTTGCCTGTTCGCCGAACTCAAGACCGAGGCCGGCCGCACCACCAAGGAGCAACGCGCATGGGCGGCCGACCTGCTCGGCCTCACCTTCGTCGAGTACTACCTGTGGCGCCCCAGCGACTGGCTCGGCGGCGACGTCACCCAGATCCTCGCCAAGCGCCCGGGCAGGCCGGCATGAGCGAGATGGAACGCGCGATGACGCTCAGGCTCAGCCGGGAGCTCTCGGACCGGCTAAGCCTGGCGTCCCTGGCTAGTGAAAGGCCGGTCAGCGAACTGGTGCGGGCCGCGGTGCGCGCCTACTGCGCCGAGCTTGAAGACGATCCCCAGCTCGTGGCCCGCTACGACGAGCTGCGCGCCGCCCTGCCCCTCCCGCCGAAACCATCGAAGGAACCCGCCTGATGGACTCCCTGAAACTCGCCGGCACCCTGCCGCCGGAGCACGACCGCAACGGCTTGGACTCGATCGCGGCGGAGATGGTGAAGAACCCGGGCGTGCTGGTCCCGGTCATCATGCTGGTCGACGTCAAGGCGATCACCGAGCGCACCGACACCGGCGACCACATCGGCACCCTGCGCGTACGCCACATCGAACCGATCGGGCCGAAGGACCGCGACGCCGGCCACCGCCTCTTCCGCCGGGCCCGCGAACGGCGCACCGGCAAGAACATGCTCCCGATCGCCCTCGAGGAAGAGGTCGACGCAGCGTTCGAGAAGGGCGCCGACTGATGCCCGAGCTCATGGTCAAGCTCGAGAGCGGCGAGACTGTGGAGCTGCGCGAGTGCGACTGGGTGTTCTACGCGCCCTGCGGCTGCCCGCGCGGCGTGATGAGCCCGTTCATCATGTCGACCGCGATCTACGACGAGGGCGCCGCGTTCACCGCGTTCTTCGACGACGGCCGCAAGCGCACCACCCAGGCCACGGTCAAGCGCGAGCGGGAGAGCGGCGTCACCGCCGAGCTGATGCTGCACGACCGATACCGCGCCGAGGTCTACCCGCGGATGACGGCAAAGTGCCCGCACACGGCGCAGACCTCGCTCGACCTCACCCAGGCGGCCGACACCCCATGACCGACCGGGACGTACGAGACCTGATCTGCCGTGCCTTCGAGGGGATCGCCGAGCGGCACGGGGTGGCGCGTAGCAAGTCGCACGCGTGCGCCCTGGAGCTGATCGCCGCCCTGCAGGGCCACGGTGTGCGTCTCGTGCGTCCCGCGCATCTGCATGACGCGGCCGCGGACTGGCGCACCCGCCGCGACCCGGGCGACTACGACGCCGGCAAGCGCGCCGCCCTGGCCGCCCTCAACGGCACCGGCATCTGCAGCCTGTGCCGCACCGAGCAGCTGCTCACCGGCGACGGCCTGATCGCCGACCACGACATCGAAGACCCCGCGCTCGGCGTGCTCGGCTGCCTCGGCGCCGGCATCACCCCCGACAAGACCACCACGAAAGCAGACACCTGATGAACACCACCCCCGGCCCGAGCGCCGACCCGGCGACGCAGCCGGCCGCCGACGGCTACGTGCCGTTCAACCTGAACGTCTTCGACTTCGCGGACTACGTGCGCAGCTCCACCGAGGAACTGCGCCCGATCGAGTCCGAGCGCGTCGACGCCGCGATCCGCCACATCCGCGATGAGCTGAACGGGCACCTGACCGACCAGCAGATCGGCCGGACGCTGCTGGTTACCGGATACCTCTCGCTGGTGATCGCCGACAGCGAGGGACTGGTCGACAAGTGGGCCGCGCTGGCCAGCTTCCTCACGGCGATCGGCGAACGCCTCTTCCACGGCGACCCGTCGCTGAAGGAAGTCGACCTCGACGAGGACCCCGCCGACGACGAGCCGAAGTCGGAGGCCGACGCCGCATGAACCACGACAACCTGGTGGCGGTCATGCCCGACGAGGCCGCGCGGCAACGGGACTTCTACCGCGCAGTCTCAGCTGAGCGCGTGCGCCAGCTGCAGAAGTGGGGCGACCAGCGCCACCCCGACGGCACCGGCCTGCTCGGCTCGCAGAGCAATGCCGAAGCCGCCCGCATCCACTGCCAGCGCGCGGCCGAGCAGGGCAACGTCACCTGGCAGCACATCCTCGCCGAAGAGGTCTTCGAGGCGTTCGCCGAGCACGACCCGGCCAAGCTGCGCGCAGAGCTGGTCCAGTGCGGCGCCGTCATCGCGGCGTGGATCAGCGACCTCGACCGGCGCACCTGATGCCCCGCCACGTCCCCGGCCACCGGATGCCGCAGATCGAGCCCCTGCACGCCGACGGCACCGTGTGCACGCACCCGACCGCGCCATCCGGCAAGCCGAGAGACCCTGACTCCGGATGCACCGGCCGCGCCAACTACCGGGCGACCTGTGAGTGCGGCTGGAGCGGCACCCAGCCGATACGCGAGTCGCTCAAGTCCGCGCGCGACGGCCACAAGGGGAAGGCCGAGGCGGCCGCTAAGGAGACGGCACGCCGCACGGCCGACATGGCGGCCGCCACCGCGCAGGCGGCCGCGGTGACGGTCACGTACAAGCGCACCGTGCGGGAGGTGCCCTGCCGCCTGGACTGGCCCACCTCCCGGCTGCTCGCCGAAGCGGTCCGCGCCCACGGCCTGCGCTTCGCCGCCAACACCCATCTGCGCCTGGTCCACGCCGGCCGCGTCTCGCCCCTGCCCGCCGACGCACACACGATCAGCCGCGCCGGGATCTGCAACGGCGATGCCCTCGACCTGCGGGCACCCGAACCCAAGAAAGAAGTACCCTGATGACCGGCCCCCAGATCGAACGCCTGCCCGACGGCCGTATCGCCGTCACCGGCGAATGGCACTGCGCCGGCCTCGGCGAGACCACCGTCACCGTCCCGGAAGAGGCGTTCGCGCTCGCGGTCCAGGAGTGGAACGCCAGACACCCCTCCGCCGCGCCCGCCGCCGACCGCGCCTCATCCGACCTCGCCCACGCACGCCGCAGGATCGCCACCCTGTACGTCGCCCTCGGCTGCCTGGTCGTGCTGATGTGCGCGCTCCTGTACGCCGTCAGCCGGCACACCACGGCCGACCCCGGATGCGCCGACTGCCCCACGACGCGCGCCAGCGCATGGCCGACCACCACCGGCACAGTCCCCACCGCCCCGACACCGAGCGTCCCCACGCTCGTCGCACCACGCTGACCCGTCCCGCCGACCCCGCTCAACCGACACGAAAGGCCTCCACGTGCCCTCCGCTTTGAACGACATCCTCGCCGAGGTCGCCGCGATCCGCGCCGACACCGACCGCGCCGGCGAACTCACGCGCCCGATGGGCACCGGCGGCCCGATTCAGCAGTTCGCCGCCAACACGGCGCGCACCAGCCTCAACTTGGCCGCCTACGGCGGCGTCGTGTCCTGGGCGACCCTGCTCAACGTCCAGTGCGCCAAGGCCTGCGCCGCCCCGGCTGACGAGCTGCGCGCGGAACTGCTCCAGCTCGCCGCGGTCGCCGTCGCGGCCGTCGAGACCCTGGACAGGGTCAAGAAGATCGAGGCCGACAATGTCTGAGGCCGACTACCAGTTCACGCGCTGCCCCGAGACGTACGCGCTCAGCCTCGAGGAGGAGCCCCGATGCGCCGTGTACGCCGGGCATCTCGAGGAGCACGAGACCGAGCCGCTGCCACCCGCCCTCGAGGACAAGAGCGACGGGGTGCACATCATCTACTGGCGCGTCGCCGAGAACGGCGACCCCGTCGACGTGCGCCAGGAGCGCATCGACGTCGCCTCGGCCGACGAGAGCGCCGATGGCTGACGTCGCCGTCGCGTCTCTCTGCGTGGCCTGCGCTACGCAGCCCCCGTACTGGCCGAGCTACCTGTGCGGGGGCTGCTTCGCGCGGCTGCGCGGGGACCTGGCCACGGTGGCGTGGGCGCACGGCTGGCTCGGCGCGACGATGCTCACCCTCGGCACGGCCTGGAAACCGGGCACGATCCATCGTGCGGGCGGATCGCGCCCGCCGTTCGAGGTGCAGCTGCACGACACCCGCCAGGACATCCACGCGGCGGTGACCCGGTGGGCGCGGCGCATCGGCGAGCAGCATCAGCCCGCCGTGCCGGGGCCGGCCGACTGGAGCGTGCAGACCCTCGGCCGGTGGATGCAGCGCTACACCCAGTGGTGCTCGGATCAGCCGTGGTGCGCCGACCTCATGGCGGACCTGGCCGAGCTGCGCACCGCGGCGGCCGCTCTCTCACCCTGGCAGCGCGCCCGCCGCGACATGCCGTTCCCCTGCCCGCGCTGCAACTGGCTGTCCCTGTCGCTCTACACCGGCAGCGACGGCATCACCTGCCGCAACCGGTCCTGCGGCGCACCGATGACCTGGGCCGACTACGAGAAGAGAGTGACCGACTGGTACGAGACCTATCTGCGACGGGAGAGAGATGCCGCTGCCGCCTGACCCGGACGACCCGCGCAACGTCGTCCTGAGCGTCGACGACGCCGCGACGGTCGCCGGCGTCACCCCTGATGTCATCTACGCCTGGCACTCGCGCGGCCTGCTCGTCGCACTCCCGGAAACCGAGCCGACAGGTAACGGGCCCCGGTTCACCGAGGCCTCGGTGCTCGCGGCGGAGGCGTCGACGAGGCGGCGACGGAGGGCGGCCGAGATCGCGAAAGCCGCGATCCGGTCGCTCACCGACCGGCCAGATTGACGAATGACAGAGTTTGTCAGACGATCAGCAGCGACAGAGGTATGCCCTCAAGGCCCCGAGACACATCGCGTCTCGCGGGCCTTTCGCGTTTTCCAGGCCCTGATGCGGGCCGCCCATCCTCCCGACCGATTCGGAGCACCCATGTCTCTGCACACGATCCTCGACGAACTCGACGGCGTGGTTCACACCGTCGCGGCGGAAGCCAAGACCGACCTCGCGCCGCTCTGGGGCCTGATCAGCCGTCTGCGTACCCACGCGGACACCGAGGCCGCGGTGCTCGAGCAGCACGGCGCCGCCGACCTCAAGCAGCTCCTGCACGACGCCGAGACCGCAGCCGCGCCCGTCGTCCAGGACCTGGCCAAGGAAACCGCCGCCGACGTCGAGTCCGCCGTCACGCCGACGCCGGCTCCCGAGGCGCCCGCGGCCGAGCCGACGCCCGCGCCGGCCGCGCCTGCCGGGACCCCGGCGCCGGAAGCGCCGACGACTCCGGCCGCCTAATCATGGGCACGTGGGTCATCACCATCCAGGGCCACGGCGTCCACGACAACGGCCTCGAGCACGACGCTGACGCGCGGCTCAAGCAGTTCGTCGATCAGCTGGTCGCCGATGGGCACCAGATCCTGGACGCCAATATCACGGTCGGCGGGATCAGGACCGTTCTGCGCGATCCGGATAACGACGGCAAGACCATCCTCGGCTACCGGTCGTAGCCCACAGACCGGCCGCCGCCGCAATGACCGGCCCGCGGCGGCGGCCGCACTACCGACTCGCGAGGGGGAGACGCTGTGACAGTCGTCCAGAACATCCCCGCGCGCCCCGGGCAGGCCGGCGCGGCCGACCGGCCCGTCATCATCACCCTGGTCGCGCCCGGCGGCATCGGCTACACGGCGACCGGCGACATCTCCGGTCCGCTGAACCTGACCACCGACAACACCGGCCACTGGTCCGCCGACCTCGCGCCGAACAGCTCGATCACGCCGTCCGGCACCTACTACCAGGTCAACGAGGACGGCGCTCTCTCCAACATCGTCGTTCCGGCCACCGGCGGACCCTGGAATCTGAGCCAGGTCCTCGTCACCACCCCGCCGACACCCGCAGCGCCCGGAATCACCGGAGTGCAGGTCGCCGCAGCCGGCACGGTCGACGCGATCCGCCCCGAGGTCAACCTGATCGCAGGTTCGGGCATCACGATCGGCGTTGCCGACAACCCGAGTCAGAACCGCGCGGACGTCACCTTCACCGCGACCGGATCCGGCGCCGGGGCGCTTCTCTCGGCGAACAACCTCTCCGACGTCGCCTCGGCCGCCCAGTCCCGCACGAACCTCGGACTCGGCACCGCGGCGACCGCGAATATCGGCACCGCGGGCGGAACCGTCGCGGCCGGCAACGACGCGCGCTTCACCTCGAACCCGTCGCGCCAGATCGCCGTCGCCGCAGACGGACCCGGATCATCCGTCACGCCGCCGGTCGGCACCTGGACACCCACCTACCTGATGACGTCCGACACGGGCGGCGTGTGGTCCGGCTGGGTCAACGTGAGCGACGGTTCACAAAACGACGCGCTGAGCTTCGATTTCGCCTGCTCGGCCGGAACCTACTCGATCGAGCTGCGCCACCTGCCGTACACGAATCGCGGCATTTACACGCTCCAGATCGACGGCGTTTCAGTGGGCACGCTCGACGGATACTCGGCCAGCCTCATCGCAGGCCGCAGCGTCCTGAGCGGCGTCGCGATAAGCGCCGGAATCCACGTCATCACGCTCGTCATGGCCACGAAAAACGCCTCGTCGAGCGGCTATATCGGAATGATCGAGCGGCTACTTCTGACCCGCACGGCCTGACGAATCGAGGAGCAGTGACCGCAACACCGATCGCCGTGACCCAGGTCAGCCGGGCCGGTACAGCGAAGGTCGCCGGAACGGCCGGCGACGCCGTCAACGGCAACAGCGTCTACAACGACGGCAAGGTCTGGCTCGAGGTGGTCAACACCTCCGGCTCGACCCCGCACACATGCACCATCGCCGTCGCCCAGGCCGGCCCCGACGGCAACACCGTCAGTGGCCACGTGATCAACCTGGCAGCCAGCGCAGACTTCATCACCGACGTGTGGCCCGTGAGCGTATACGGCAGCCAGCTGCAGATCACCGTCGACAACGCCGCCGTCACGATCAGCCCGTACCGGCATTCCTGATGCCCACCCGGCCAGCGCCATTCTGCCGAGGTAATAATCGGCGCTGTCCGAACAAGGCCGAAATCAAGGGCCTGTGCAAGACGCATCACGACGAGGCAGAGCGCGCCTACGACGCACAGAGACCCGACGCTGCAGCACGCGGATACGACGCACGGTGGCGAGAGACCAAGCGCAAGTACCTCGCCGAGCATCCCTACTGTGAGTGCGACGAGTGCCTCGAGCTGCCCGTGTGGCAGCGCCCTCCCGCTGTGGACGTGGACCACCGCGACGGCCTCGGCCCTCTGGGTCCCCAAGGCCATGACCCGGCCAACCTGCGGGCCATGACGCACGAGCATCACTCCCGCCGCACCGCCCGGGACCAGCCCGGCGGCTGGAACCGGCGTTCCCGCAGGCCGGGGGGTGTCTTCAAGGATGACGAGGACGCGACTTAGAC